CCACCTGAAGAAGGTGAAGAAGAAGTAACAGAAGAATCTGAACAGGACTTCTATGCAAACATTGCAGAAGATATTGATGACAAAGCTTTATCACAATTAGCTTCAGATTTAATTTCTGAATATGATAGCGATAGAGAATCAAGAAAAGATTGGGAAGATACGTACAGAAATGGTTTAGACCTTTTAGGGTTTAAATATAAATCGACTACACAACCTTTCAAAGGTGCAAGTAATGTTACTCATCCTTTGTTATCGGAAGCCGTTACACAATTTCAAGCACAAGCTTACAAAGAATTATTACCCAGTGATGGTCCAGTAAAAACTAAAATTGTTGGATTACAAAACGAACAAACTGAAGCTCAAGCACAAAGAGTAAAAGATTTCATGAACTTTCAAATCATGGAGAAGATGGAAGAGTATACTCCAGAGTTTGATCAGTTGTTATTTTATTTACCACTTGCAGGTTCTGCATTTAAAAAAATATATTACGATTCAGTATTAGAAAGAGCAGTATCTAAATTTATACCTGCAGAAGATTTAGTCGTACCGTATTATGCAACCGACTTAAAAGATGCACCAAGAATTACACATGTATTAAAACAATCTGAAAATGATTTATTAAAGAAAATGGCAGCAGGTTTTTATAGACAAGTAGATCTAATGAAACCTCAAAAAAAAGAAAACAAAATTCAAGATAAGTACAATGAACTAGAAGGTATTAAACCTGTTGAATCAAAAGATTATATATACAATGTTTTAGAAATGCATGTGGATTTAGACTTATCTGACTACATTGCAGAGAATGACGAAGACAAAATTAATATTAAAATACCTTATGTCGTAACTATTGAAGAAGGTACAAGACAAATTTTATCTATTTATAGAAATTACAGAGAAGGTGATAACAAATTTATTAGAAAAGAATATTTTTCACATTACAAATTCTTACCTGGTTTAGGATTTTATGGTTTTGGTTTAATTCACATGATCGGTGGCCTGTCTCGAACAGCAACTACTGCTCTAAGACAGCTACTTGATGCGGGTACATTATCAAACTTACCTGCTGGATTTAAGTCTAGAGGCATGAGAATTAGAGATGATGACCAACCAATTCAACCTGGAGAGTTCAGAGACGTTGATGCACCAGGTGGAAACATCAGAGATCAGTTTCAATTACTACCTTTTAAAGAACCAAGCACAACTTTATTCAATCTTTTAGGTTTTTGTGTAGATGCAGGAAGAAGATTTGCATCAATTGCTGACCAACAAGTCGGTGATGGTAACCAAGCGGCAGCTGTTGGCACTACAATTGCTCTTTTAGAGAGAGGTTCTAGGGTAATGAGCGCTATTCACAAGCGTTGTTACTATGCAATGAAGCAAGAATTTAAGCTTTTAGGTCAAATTATAGCTGAATACCTACCACCTGAGTATCCATACGCTGTCTACGGGGCTGAGAGAGTCATTAAAGTGGTAGATTTTGACGACCGAGTAGATATTTTACCGGTTGCAGACCCAAATATCTTCTCAATGTCGCAAAGAGTGACATTAGCACAAACACAATTACAAATTGCGCAGTCAAATCCACAACTTCACAACCTACATGAAGCTTATAGACGTGTTTATGAGGCTTTAGGCACTAAAGAAATACCTCAAATCCTAAAACCAGAGCAAAAACCGTTTCCAAAAGACCCTGCAATTGAAAATATGGAAGCTTTACAGATGTTACCGATGACTGCATATCCAGATCAAGACCATGACGCACATATTGCAGCCCATTCTGCGTTTATGAGAACTAGAATGGTGCAAATTAACCCTATGGTGTATGCAAATCTACAAGGACACATCTCTCAACACGTTTCTATGAAAGCATCTGCTGAAGTTATGGCTATGATGCAACAAGATCCTAATTTAATGGCTATGGCACAACAAAATCCACAAGCATTTCAATCTATGTACAATTCTGAAGTAGCAAAAAGGATTGCACAGATAACTGCAGAGCTAGCACAGAACGAAACTATGATGGATGCACAGAAAAGCGACCCTGTAATCATGTTGAAACAAAGAGAATTAGATTTAAGAGCTATGGATTTACAAAGACGTGCTCAAGAGGGTAGTATGAAGCTAGAACAAAATCAAGATCAATTTGATGAGAAATTAGATTTTGATAAATTAAAATTAGAAACACAAGATGAGCAATCTGATAAGAGATTAGAAGTTGCTCGAGAAAAAATGGAGAAAACAAATGTCGGGAAAAAAACTGGGGCTAGATAACCTTTATAAAAATTTATACACAACAGTAAATAAAAACAGTCCAAGTACTGAATTTATAAATAGAAGATTAAAATTATCTTCAACTGATGAATTTACTAATAGAAGAATGACGCTATCTTCAAATAAACCTGCAAAAGAAGATACATTTACAAATAGAAGAAAAAAATTAAAATCAGCAACTAAAAACATATTTAAAACTGCTTTTAAAAGATCTCCAATTGGAAGAATAGCTGATCTAACAATTAAAGTTGGTTCTGGAATTGGTATTGGATACGAAACAGCTAAAAATAAATTTAAAACAGATAAAAAATCTACAGGTGGCGAAACTAAGTTATCACCTAAACAACAAAAGATTGCAGCGGCAGCTCCACCACCAAATAAAATTACAGGTGCGGACTTTGCAGCATTAAAGAAAAATAAAAATGTCAAAAAAGCATAAAATTTCTGGCAAAAGATCAGGGCCTCCACCACTAAGAGGCCCAAACCCCAACGTACCACCAATCAAAATGAGATATGGTGGTGGGGCTGATATGGGTGCTCCTGAAAGAGCACAGGAAAGAGCTAGTAGAGGTTACGGAAGTGTAGGCCCTGCTCAAGATAAAGGAAGTCCACAACAAAATGCAAATCAAAGAGCTCAAGTAAGAGCAGGTAACGTTAGAGCTGCAGAAAAATTAATTGATAGACCAAGTCCTTTAGATACAGCGATTAAAGGAGCTGGAGTTTTAAAAAATGTTGCAACATTTGGAGTTAGTAAAGCTTTAGATATACCTTTAGGTGCAATGAGGGTAGCCAAAAATATTATTGAACCTCTTACAGGAACTGTGTCTAATAAATTAGATTCATTAGGAATAAACAATCGAAAAAATTTAAATGATTATTCACCTGCTAGACCTACCTTTACTCAATTAGGTGGAGACAGTGGAGGAGGATTATGTCCAGATGGATCTAATCCACCTTGTTCAGTAGTGCAAGCAAGTAATGGTAAGTCTATAAGAGTTAGAGGAACCAAAGCAGCAATAAGAGGAACAGGATTTAAGGGAGTATTCTAATGTGGTTCGGTGCTATTAAATTAGCCGTTCAAGCTGGCTCTCATATATTTAAAAATCGTCAAAAAACTAAAATGTTAATGGCGGATGCACAAATGCGTCATGCAGAAAAAATGGCAAATGGTGAAGCCGAGTATCAAGGCAAATTATTAGAAGCAAGGCAATCGGACTGGAAAGACGAATTTATTTTATTATTACTTTCAGCACCCATTGTACTTTTAGCGTGGGCAGTATTTTCAGATGACCCAGCAGCTATGGAAAAAATGCAATTGTTTTTTGAATACTTTTCACAGTTACCATTTTGGTATCAAACAATTTTTGTGGGCGTCATAGCGAGCGTTTACGGACTTAAAGCAACTGATTTAATAAAAAGAAAGTAATGTTTAAGTGGATTAAAAATTTATTTAAGAAAAAACCTTTAGTTTTAAACAAAGAAGTTGAAATAGATTATTCTAAATTAACTAAAGGCGATCGTAAAAAATTAGTAGCTCAAGGAAAAATTAAGTCTATTTACAAACCCTACAATTAGTATATAACCCTTGCATGATTCAAGGTGATAGTGTTGAATACGAAATTCTAAAACAAGCTTGTGATAGTTTAGAAAATGAAAAACTATTTACTTGTGAAATAGGTGTTAGACAAGGAGCTGGAACTAAATTAATTTTAGATGCTCTTAAAAATAAAAATCATTGGCATATTGGAATAGATCCATACGGTAATTTAAATTATGAACATTACGATAATTCAGGATCTTATACTTGTGATTATACCAACAGTATGAAGCTACAATTAATAAAAGATATTGATTATGAAAATTTTACATTGTTTCCTATGGGTGATGATGAATTTATGAAACGTTTTCCAGATGGTGTTCCTATTTATAGAAATGAAAAAGAGATAATTAACAAATATGATTTAGTTCATTTTGATGGACCCCATAAGTCTTTTGATGTGATTAAAGAATCTGTATTTTTTGCTGAACGATCTCATGCTGGTACGGTGTTCGTCTTTGATGATTATCCTAAGTATGATATGGATACAATTTTAAAAATAATTGTAAATGAATATGGTTTTATGTTACTAAAACAAGGTAAAAATAAAATAGCACTTAAAAGAAATTAATGGAATTAGACTATCAATTAATAAAAAGACTAGTTGATAAGAGAATAGATTCTCTTAAAGATACTCTTGTGTACTCTGTTGACAAATTAGAGCAACTTCATTATATTAGAGGACAAATCAAAGGCCTAGAGTCTTTGCTTCAGGATCTTAATGACCTGCAGAAAAAACAGGAGCAACTAAATGACAAAGAACTTAGAGACTTCAAAGGAAGTACCTAAAAAAACAGAAGCATTACTTAATGCTTACAAATCACGAGACGAAATAGAAAATACCGTATTAGATGCAAAGAATGTAGAGAAGGATAAAAATCTTCTTGACAGGCTTCCATCTCCTACAGGTTATCGTATTTTAGTTTTACCATATGCTGGTCCTAAAAAAACTAAAGGCGGTCTATATCTTGCTGATACAACTCAAGAAACAATACAGATGACAACCGTATGTGCATACGTATTGAAGATGGGGGATCTATGCTACAAAGACAAAGAAAAATTTCCTAA